TACCGGCCGGACAGCGGCAGAACGCCCTTGATCAGGGGGCTCTGGCCGCTGATGACCGACTGGTCTGGCGCGAACTCGCCGAAGGGGATGGGCTGCTTTGGGCGCATCAGACGCCGAATCCGACCCTCTTCTTGAGTGTGCCGCCGAAGGTGCGGGCGACGACGGCCTGCCGGTTCGCAGCACCGACGGCATCGGCATAAAACTGGCGCACCTTCTGTAGCTCCCCGTCGTTGCGGAGCAGCCGGTAAAGGTCGATCTGGCAGGAGAACAGGTAGACGCCCGGCCAATTCGCCAGAATGACGTTGGTGTGGCCATCCTGCGTCATGGCGGTTGGACGCTGGTAGTAGAGCAGCTTTGCCGTGCCGGTGAGCGCGGGGGCGATCTTGGCCGTGTTGCCCTCGACCGTGTAGGCCATCGGGAACGAGCCGCCGCGCCGGTTGTAGCTTTCGGGATAGAACACGGCCGGCGGCTCGTAGGCGAGCGAGCCGGTCCGGCCGCCCGCGCCCTCCCAATAAAGTGCGCGCTTGTCGAGGAAGTCGGCCGGGAGCGATGCTGCGCCGTCGGTGAACGATAGGTTCTCGCTCGCCTCCATGGGCAGCACGCGCAACGGTGCCAATGGCCCGTCGCCGTAGAAGATGCGCTGCTCCGCGAGCGGCAGGATCTCACTCGCGAACTTGGCCGTCATGTCGGTTCGCAGCCCGAGCGCCGCCGTCCTGAGTTCCGCGAGGGTTCCAAGTGCCATCAGTCGACCTCTTTGGCCCAGCCGCGCTCAACGAAGATGCTGGCGAACTTGGTTTCGACGATCTCGCCGGCCTCATCGTGCATCTTGTGCTCGGACCAGCACTGCACCTCGGCGCCCTTGGGCGTGATCTCGACGCGGCGCGTCTCCGACCGGGCCTTCTTCTCAGGCTTCGGCGGCTCGTAGGCTGGCTCGTCGGTCTCGATCGGCGTCTGGTCGACGGGATCGCGGACGATCTTGCGCTTGCGGGTCATATGATCACTTCCTGAGTCTTGAGGTAGCGGTATTCGCTCGAGTTCAGGATCCGTGCGAGCAGGTCCTGATGCTCAGGCGCCAGCGGGTCGACGCCGTACTCCTTGATCCACTTGTACTGAACCGTGATCGGGACCGACGCGTAATGGCGAAACTCGCTCTTGCGCATATCGGTGCCGGAGTTCTGGCACGCCTTGTTGTGGTCGAGCAGAGGCTCGACGTCCTGCGAGTAGTGGAGGGCGAACTCGCCGCCCCCCAAGCTTTCGTAGTCGATACGGAGCCCGCGGTGCGGGTCGTATTCGAACAGGCGACGTTGACCCATGGCGCTAGGTGGCGTCCACGTTGTCGGTGTCGATGTCGGCGAGAATGCCGTTCTTCTTCTCGTCGTCGCATTCGAGCGTCCACTCGGCGTAGATCATCTTGCGATCCGAGTGGCCGGTCTTGGCGAGCGGCACGGTCTTCATCGGCTGCAAGAACTTCGCCGCCCAGCTCGACATATCGAGGATGAGCGCCGAACGGTTGGCGTCCTCGATGTCCGTGCGCGCCCCGTTGGTCCAGGTGGAATCGCGCGGGGAAGCGCCATGGCACATGAACCGGTTGGGCACGATCGAGTGCAGACCGAAGTCCGACTTGTAAACGTCGGCCGCCGCGATGATCACCGCCGCCTTGGTGCCGGGATTGTCGCGGTACTGCGTCGCGATGCCGGCGAACGCCGAGAACTTCTGCTTCATGGCGCCGTTGACCATGATGGTCGACGGGTTGCCGCCACGCATCCAGGCCTGTTGGATGACGCCCTTCAGCAAGCCCTCGGTGGCCTCGCGCAACGTGCCATCGGTCGCAGCCGCGATGAGACCGTTGCCGGGGTTGTAGCCTCCGGACGCGCCGGCCGCGCCGCGCGACGCGTTGGTCTTGATGTAGGCCTCAGCGCCGCCCATCTGGCCCGCGTCGGAAGCGGTACCGAGGACGGAGGCATAGTTGCCGGTCGCCCGCGCTTCGAAGTCGCGCTTCAGTTCCTTGCCGCGCTTCAGAACCTGATAGTTAAGTTCGTCTTCGCGGCCGGCGGCGTCCACGGCCTGCGCCGTGCTCGACACCTCGACCACCTTGTCGAAGAGCTGTACGACGTTCTTTTCGCGGACGGGCTGGGTGCCGGCATCGTTCGTCGCCTCGTCACCTTCCACCGTCATGTTGGCGGGGTTCGGTGCAGAAAGGCTGTCGATCAGATGCTCGGGCGTCCGGTTCTTGGCGCTTTTCTTCTTGATGCCGGAGTAGAACGGGACCTCCGTCGGGTCGATCATGGTGATCGTGTCGGAGAGGTCTTCACGGATGCCGACCATAGCGAAGGTCTGCACCGTCTGAGAGGGGACGGTCATGTCGTTTTTCCTTGTCTGAGGGGTGCTAGATCAGGCCTTTGACGGCCTTGACGGCATCGTGGATGCTCCCGGTTTGGGCCAGCTTGGCCATCGCCGCGGAGCGTCCTGCCGCCTTCGTGTCGGTCGTGCTACGCGCTGCACCCTTCACAAGTTTGGGCAGCTTGCGGACGACCTTGACCGCCTCTGCCTCTTTCGCCTTTGACGCGCGAAATTCCAGTGCATCCCGGATCACGAGGAACATGCGGTGATCCGAGGTGTTTTCGATTTCCTGATCGGTGAAGCCATAGACGCTCTTCAGCGCCTCGCTCACCTTCTTGGCCGTCTCCGGGCTCTTGGCCTCGGGCCATGCCTTGTAAAGCGCTTCCCGCTCACGGGCCATGTAGGCGTTCAGGAGCAGCTTGGTCTGCTCGTCCTGCTTCGTCTTCTCGGCCTCGTATTCCTTGCGGATCTGCTCGATGGCAGCCTTGCTGCGGTCGTGCGCCTCCTTCGCCGCCCAATAGGATTGGGGGTCGTAGTTCGGATGGTTCGGGTTGGCGAGGTTCGGATCCGGCTCGACTGGATGGAACAGCTTCGCCACGTATTCGAGGCCCTGCAGGTAGCGTCCGCGGTCTTGGACAACCTGCTGCAGTCCAGCGGTGTACTCGGCCGGCACCTGGCTCGCCTGGCCGCGGAGCGTCTCGACTTCCGTCTTGAGAGCCTGCGCTTCCTCGAAGGCGGCGACGAGCTCGGAGAGCTTGCGGCGCGTCGGCTCCTTGCCCTCTTCCTCCGGGTCGAACTCGAATTCCGGGTCGTCGTCCTCGGCTTCTGCCTTGGGCTGCTCTTCCCCCTTCTCCGGGGGCTTGCCCGTCTTCAGGTCAACGACCTTGTTCGGGTCCTCAGCCTCTTTCTGCTCGCCCTTGAAGCGGCCCGTGGCCGGATCGCGGTTGTCGGGCTTGTCCTTCAGGCTGTCGCCGAGGATCTGCGCGCCGCGATCGAGGGACAACGCCTCGGTGGGGGCTGCGAAATCAAAAGCCGGCTCGGCCGCCGCACCGCCCGCGCCCTCGTCCTCAGGCTTGAAGCAGACCTGAAAGAAGCGGTTCGTGGCGACCAGATTGGAGCCGGCGGCAGGGCGAGCGAGCTTATTCATTGTCCTTTGCCTTCTCTTGGAGTTTGCGGCCAAGGGCGGCCGTCGATGCGAGGTGACTTTTCAGTTTCGAGAGCGCCTGCAGCTCGAGGGCCGCGGCGCGGCGGGCGTCGTCGTCTGGGATCTTGGCTGCGATCATCTCGTCGACCAGCCGCTTGCGCTCGGCCTCGAGGAACGCAATCACAACCTTGTCTTCGATCAGGCGTTGAGCGGCGAGCCCGCGGTCGATCTGATCCGCGTCGCGCTCCTCTTTCGAACGTGAGGGCTTCATTTCGCGAGATCACCGCCCGGGCGGTTCTTCTTGAGTGCCGGCTTCGAGCCGTTGGCCTTCGCCTTGGCCTTGGCGTTCTCCTTGGCCGCGATCACGCCGACCTCGGCCTGGCGCTGGCTGTCCCGCTCGGCCTGGGCCGTCTCGGCGTCAAGGCGGCGCTCTTCAAGCCGCATCTCCATCTCCATGCGGATCATGGCGATGCGCTCTTCCATGGCGATGCGGATCTGCGCGATCTGCTGCTCGGACTGGGCCTTGAAGGCCGCCAGCTCGCGCTCCGACGCGATCTTTTGCGCCTGCATCTGCTGGTCGAACGCCATCTTCTGCTGCGCAAGCTGCGTATCGGCCTGCGCCTTGGCCGTCTCGAGCTCAATCTTCTTCTGCGCCTCGATCACCTTGGGATCAGGCTGCGGCTCGGGCGCGTAGTCCTCCGGCACCTCACCGAAGAACAGCGACGGATCGCGGAAGCCCATGCACTGGGCCATCTGCGCGTAGGTGTTCCTCAGGTGCTGGATCGTCACCAGCGGGTTGGCTGGGCCGGCATTGAGCAGCACCTGCTCCTGCTTCGCCGCGATCAGGGACAGGTTGCCGAGGCGCTGATGCTTCGACACGCCGGCCTCGCCGACGTTCACCGCAACGGCCGGGTCATCGGACCATGTGCGCGGGTCGACCTCGCACCATTCCCCGAACAGCTTGACCTGACGGGGCTTGTCCTGATGCGCGGCGAGTTGCTGAAACACCCGCTTGAACACGTCCTCGAGCGCCACGCCGAGCCAGGTGGCGATGAGCTCGATGCGCGTGCGCGCGGCCGCCTGCAAAAGCTCGATCCCGGTCGCCGTCTTGTTGAGCGACGCCGGGTCCATGCCCTGCTTGTGCTTGGTGTTGCCCGAGGCCTCCTGCTTACGCTGGTCGAAGTATTCGAGGGCGATCAGCGCCGGGCCGGACACGTCCGGGGTGATCTGCTCCTTGTAGGCCGCGTTCACATCACCCCTAGCCGGGATGATGGCGCCAGTTTCGTTGTCGACGAGCGCGTCGAGACCGTCCTGCTCGACGACCTGGGTATTGACGACCGTGCGCGGGTTGAGCGTCTGCGCAATGCCGTCCAGCAGGCTACGCGTGATCTCCGTGCGGATGCGCTGGATGTCGTCCAGGAGATCCGCAATCGACAGGCCAATCGCCCGGTGCGAGATCCGGTTCGGGCTCCAGATCACATAGTCCGAGGCGTCGACCTCGATGTTCTCCAGGATCACGTCCGCGACGCGCTTGACATGGCGCAGCTCGACAATGCCGTCGCCGTCGAAGTCAATGCGGATGTACTCTTCATGCAGCGTGACCTCACGCCGGCCGATAGTCGATGCATCTGCACCGGGCTCGGGGTCGACGTTGTCGTCGGGATGGCGGGCCTGCTTTCGACCATCGTCCCACAGTCCGCTATCGGACCCGACCTTGTCCTTGAGCTCTTCGAGTTCCGCCTTCTTCTCAGGATATTGCCGGATCAGTTCCGCGAGATACCGCGGCCGCTTCCGGCGATGGTATTTGGCCTCGCAGATGTTGCGCGCCGTCTTGGTGAGGGCGAACTCCTCCGGGGGAACAGCCGTGATGTAGACGCGACCCACAGCCGGCGTGCGGCGAACGCGCAACGCGAAAACGGGGCCATTCGGCCCCTGCTCTTCGGTCTGCTCTAGGATTTCGTATTCCGGGTCGTTGACGTATTTGGCCAACTGCTCGGGGCCGACGCCCTCGACCTCCATGGGCGGCTTCGACTCGGGCGGCTCGAACGACACCTGCATGATGCCGACGCGCTGCACCAAGCCGTCAAAGGCGAAGTCGTAGATGTTCTCCTTGCCCTTGTTGTCCTTGAAGAAGACATGGGCGCCATAGGCCGCCTGGATGTCGACCTTGGTCTTCTTCGAGAAGATCGGCTCGTTCGTCTGCGGGTCGACGCCGATCTGATAGGGCTGGTCGTCCTCGGGGTTGCTGGCCTCGATGCTCACCAGATCGTTGGGGCTGGCAAAGCACCGCATCAGGTCCGGCATGATCGAGTTCACGTCGTCCTGAATGTCGTGCGAGACGACCTTCGAGCGGCCTTCCTTCTCGGTGCCGTAGGGCTTGCCGAAATAGCGGTTGAGCCCGTCCTCCTGGGCCTTGGCCAGTTCCGAGTCGTGATACGACGCTGCGTCCGCTTCCTCCTGGCGGAGAATGCGAACGAGATCTTCCTCGGTCATCTTTTCAGGCTTGGCCAACTAGGCGACCCTCGAGATCTTGCGTTTCAGGTTGGCGGCTTTGCCGATACGGCTCGGGTCTTCATACGCAACGCACATCAGACCGAAGGCATCGGCGCCGTGGCTCGACCAGTCGTGCTCAGGGCCAAGGCCCACATCCCGGTCATCGTCCGAGCGCTTCTCGTGGTACCAACCGAGCGCATCACGTCCGGCCTCTGTGGTGTCCTTGTTGAACCAGATGCTCGGAAAGAGGCGACGGGCGGCCTCGATGCGCATCTTGGCCGCGCCCTTCCCTTGGTTGGGCACAACCGTCACCTCGAACTGCGCGTCTCTCAGCGCACTCTCGTAGGAGACGTCGTAGACCTTGTCGTTCGTGGAGCCGTCATGCGGGAGGAAGCAATGAGCCTTCCCCCATCCGCGCTCCCGGAGCCACTGAACATGTGTAGCGAGCGGCTGACCCACCGCCTCGTAGTAGTCGAGGACGCGGATCTCCTTCCCGATGAACTGGGCGATCCAGATGGCGCAGGCGTCGGCCTTGGCCCCGGTGCCGCCGATATCCCAGAACGCCCTGACCGACATGAGCGGGTCTTTTGCGACCCTGGTAATCCGATCACGCGCCTCGACCAAGCTCCGGGCGAAGTAGGCGCCATCCACGACGGTCACGAAATCGCCTTCCCATACGTGGTCGTATTGGTCCGGCCGCTTTGCCAAGTCCTCGAGCCGCGTCCGGTTGAGGATGGACGGGAACCACGGATTATCGCGCCAGTTGAGCTCGATGATCTTGGCCCCTTCGGGTGGGTCTTCCCGGAACCGCTTGTGCGTGGCGCTCTTCTTGCGCTCAGGGTTCCACGTGACCCAGATCTCGGACCCTTCTTCACGAACTGTCGGGATGGCCTTTGCCCATGCCGTCTCGGACACGGGCTCAGCCTCATCCACCCACAGCAGACGAATGCGGGCCTTCGACTTGATGCTGTCGAGGTTGTGCCGAAGCCCGATGAACGCGAACTCGATCCGCTTGTCCTTTGTGCGGACGTAGGTCTCGCCAACATCGTAGGCCGCAGCCAGCCAAGGCTCAGACGCAATCGCAGCCTTGACCTCGGCCAGCGAGCTTTCGGCCAGTGAGTTCATGAACTCGCGGCCGCACACGATGACGCCGGGCTGATTGGCCCGGGCGAACCGAAGCCCGAACACTGCCGCCATCTTGGCGAAGGTCCTGGACTTGGCCGAACCGCGGCCGCCGTAGGCTCCCCGGTACATGGCCTCGCCGGCGAACACCGGGATCAGCTTCGGGGGAAGTTCAATGCGCTGCGTGGTCATCACTCACGATTGAGGGAGCAACCAACTCAATACGGCTCACGGAGACCATGGCGTCGACCTCGGCCTGGACCTCAACGGCCGCGAGTTTCGGCTTCTCGTACCCGATAGCCGCAGTCGCAGCAGCAAGGCGGTCCTTGATCGGGTTTGACGGGTCCTTGTAGACGGCCATGAGGTAGGCGTGCGCATCGCCCTTGAAGGCTTCGGGCAGGACGTCCTCGAGCACCTTGGCGGTCTCCTGGACCTTCTGCTCGCGTTCCTTGGTGAACTGGCTCTTAGAGCCCTTCGGCCTGCCGCGAGGGTTGCCGGTTTTCTTTCCCATTTTCCCAATTTCGCCCAATTAAAAAATGGGCACTCCGTGTTGCACGTGAAACATTCACGCCTCTGCCATCTCGCTGGCTTCAAGCTGCTTCCACATCTCGACAAGGCGCTGAACGCCGGGGCGAGCGAGGTCCTCCGCCTTCCCATCGAAGATGGCCCTGCGAAGCGCGCTTTTCACGTGGACGATGCGGGTGCGCGCAGGGTCGAAGCTCTCCCAGGCGCTGTCCTCGCAGTTCCACTCGACGCAGGGGATTCCAAGCAGGTTCACCCCGCGTACCGCGTCGGTCTCAAGGGTGCGGCCAAAGGAGGCCTGGTTGATGCCCCCGAAGCGCGCGCGGTACTGGCGGTGAATGGACTTCTTTTGCAGCATGTGCCGGTTTTCGGCGGTCCAAGCGGCGAAGAAGGCCCGGGCGGGCGCTGAAACGCGGACGAAGATCACGCCGAGGTTGAACGGGAATCTCGAGCGCTTCGAGGTATAGGCGATATTGAAATCCAGATCCCAGATGTCGTCGATGGGGTTGACGATCGCGGTGTCGGCGTCGATCAGCAGGAGGCGGGCGCCGTCGGGCGCGTCCTGCACGATCTGGTTCCAGTCCTCTAGCTTCTGCGTGTTCGAGACGTGGCCCTGGACCGCGGCGCGGTGCCTGGGAATGTCGATCTGCTCCACCCGGCGCAGGTTGAGGGCCCACCCCGGGCAATGCCGGCGCGCCGTGGCCTCGAAGACCTTGGCCATGCGCTCGTATTTCCCGTCCCCAAACCAGAGGGATTCAATCCGAGGCTTTACCATGGGAACACCGTAAACGTGACGCTCTTCGCGCACTTGTCGTCCTGTCGGATACGGAAGTAGGGCCGGAGCTTGGTGCGCCACCATCCGGGGCGTTCGACAATCAGATGTGGATTCCTGCCGTCAGGCAGCAGTTTGGTTTGGTCGGGCTGGATCGCAATTACGATATGGCCGACCTTGCGAGTGAGCCGGGCCAGTTCCGCTAAGACGTCGTCTAGGCATTCGGGCTCGATGTGCTCGAGCACATCCGTGCACACGAGGATGTCGGCAGGCTCAGGCGCGCTATCCTTGCCGGGGATGGCCGGGTCGTACTCGCGCACGTCGACACCGGGGAGCGCCTTTTTTAGGCCGCCCTTTCCGCACCCGAAGTCAAGGACCGTCGCGGCTTCGAATCGCTCGAGCAACCGCAGCACTCTCGCCGCGTGCCGGCCGCCCCTGCGGCCGTAATCCCTGCGCGTGCGGTGCAACTCCGCATTGAGGGCGCGGTAGTCCTCGGTGATGAGGGTCACTTCTGGTCTTCCGGCGCGTTGTACCAATTGAACAAGTCGTACAGGTCCTTAGTGAGAAGCCCGACGCCAAGTGCGGGGAAAGCCGCGCCAACCGCACGCTTTGCGATTCCGCCGGCGATTGTCGGGAACCCCCTTAAGGCCCACCCGAGACCACCTACCTTTGCGGAGCCCGTCGCACCAAAAAGGCCGAGCCCTGCGGCCGCCTTTGCATCTTCACTCAACCGATGCGAGTCAATATTCGCATTGATGTCGTCGTAGTAGGCTGTCGGCTTATCTGCCGTAGAGGCGCCCTGCGTTATCAGGCTCGCATTCCCTAAGAGCCCGCCGACTTCTTGCTCTCGCGCTTCACGCTCTGCATCCGTTTCGAGCAGGCCGAATCGCACGAAATCCGACGCCGGACGTATCGTGTTCTTGTAATTCTCAGCACCGGCCGATTTTATTAAGGCGAGCAACTCGCTCGCGGCGTCCTCTGGACGCGCTCCAACAGCGAATGACGACTGGCGATCTTGCGGGCCGTAGCGCACTACTTCGCCCCGTGGAGATAGTAGGCAAAGCCGGCGACGAAGATTCCGAGTTCTTGCCAGCCGATAGCCGGGATCGCGACATAGGTCGGGAAGCCGAACAGCTTAACCACGACGAGCAGAACGAACACCGCGAGGCCCAGGGAAGCGATGCGCTTGGCCCAGGTGCGGACGAGGTTGATGACCTGGGTGAGAAGCTGTTCGATGTTCATGCGTCAGTTTCCTTGGTAGCCGAGACGGCGGGCCTTGCTGTTGCCGTAGGCTTCGCGGAAGCCTTGAATACCGCCGTAGGCGCCGAGCCCAAGGGCTGCGGCGAGGGAGACGGGGTTCGGCGGCGATAACATCATGGTGGCGAGGCCGCTCCCCAATCCGAAAGCGCCATGGCCATTGGCGCTGTCCGCCATGTCCGTGTAGTAGCGGCGGTCCTCGACCATCGGGTTGTAGGGCGCCATCGCGTTTGCGGTGCTTCCCATACCTGGGGCCTGATTGCGTCTAGTCTGCTCGCTCAGGGCGAGCATCTCCTGCAGGGCCTGCCACTGGTGCATGTCCATGGCCTTCATCCTCCGTTCAGGAAGGGCTGCGTAGAGTCTGTCTCACGTTCGGGCTGCGTACCGTGCCGAACGGAAAACGGCCCCCTGCTCGTATGGCGTTAGGGGGCCG